CCGTTGAAAACAATTCCTTTATACCCTATCTCGGTGATAATAACAAACTATTCCCAGGTATTAACTGCCTTGATAGGGATTATATAAAGCCTGAATATGGCATTATAGTAAAGAATTACGGAGATATTACCGGATTGTACATCGATGATCCGGCCTACAAAAATCAGCTTCTATTTTGTGGTAAAATCCACGATGCAGGTATTTTATACAATGCAACCAAGTTCGTTTTATTCAAGGCCAATGCGATTGCTAACTGGTCGGAGTATGCTGAAATCTTCGGTATGCCTTTAAGAATTGGTAAGACATCAGGAGAAGATGCGGATAGATCCCGACTATTGCAGGCATTAAAGCAAATGGGCTCCAATGGTTATGGGGTTATTGACACTCAGGATATGATTGAGAATTTGGATGTTTCTAAATCAGATACTTTCCAAATCTACAACCAACTAATCGCATACTGTGATTCACAGGTATCAAAACTCATATTTGGTCAGGATGTGATTTCTAACAACACTGGCCATGTTATCGGCAAAGTAGGGGAGAATATTTCCAATATGTATGGAACTGTAGACGCTAAGAATCTTGCTCAGATAATCAATGAAGAATGCCTTTGGAGGTTTACAACTCTAGGGATAGGTGATTTTACCAACTGTGTGTTTAAATGGGACACATCTGAGAAGGTTGATTTGGTTTCTCGGGCTGATATGGATTTAAAGCTTAGTCAGGCATCCGGACTAAGGATCGACCCTGAATATGTTGAAGAAACCTATGGAACGATTTTAGGAGATGAACCTATAAATCCTGCCCCTGATGAGAATGTAGAAGTACAAAAAATGAAGGAGAAAATTAAAAACTTTTATAAAAATGTTTAAGCCAAACGTGGGTGACAGTTGCCTATATTCAACTGAACAAGGTGTAGAGATTTCAGCGACTATTGGCAAAGTGTATGTCAAAGGTGCTGATCTGTATTTTGAAGGGTATTGTGATATTAACTATACTATCGGAGGGGTTCCCTCTGTGGCTAGTAATGTCGCTTACACTTCTATTGTAAATGGTCAAAGTCCTTATTGGAGGGAAACAAACTCATTCTAATGATCCAGTGGAGCAAACGGGAGGGTAATGCCATTGTCCTGAATGATTATCCACAGGATTTATTTAGTGAAGAGTTTATTGATGACTATTTGCAGAAGGTTTATAACGAGCAGATAACCGACCGCGATTTGGATTTAAAATACCATAAAACGGTAGGAGGTGAATTGTATGAGGGTGCTGCATTTGGATTTGGAGGTCATGTTGACACATGGCCTGACGTTACGAAACTGGGAGAATGTATTGAAGGCATAAGAGATAACTGTTACATATTCTCAGCGGCCAAACAATACCAACAGGTTAGGGAGATGTCGGACTTTATATTAGACAATGGAGTTAAAAGTTCATGGGCTGACTTTAAGAAAAAAGCCCATACGGTCTTTGATGAATATAATGTGAACTACTTGAAAACCGAGTATAACACGGCAGTGGGCCAGGCGCAAATGGCAAGGGATTGGGTACAATTTGAATTGGAGAGTGATTTATTCCCATTTCTAACCTATCAGACCCAACATGACCAAAGGGTTAGAGATGCCCATGCTATGATAAACGGGGTTACAAGGCCTGTAAAGGATTCATTTTGGACTTATTACATGCCAAAGAATGGATGGAATTGCAGGTGTTTTGTTACCTCTCATCAGCATGCGACGGTGACTAAGATACCAAAAGGTATACCGAGATGGGGCAGTCCTGAATTTCCCGAAGTGTTTAAGATGAACCCGGGAAAGGACAAGATGATATTCAAAAAAGACCATCCATACTTTGAGGTGGCAAAAGGTGACAAGGGTTTTAAGAAAAAGAATTTTGGATTACCGATACCATAATGGACAAATTGAATTTAGGTAAAAAACTGGCGAATTATAAGGCTAATAAACCCCGACTGATGAGATTGATAGCCAATAATGCCGTTAACTTTTTCAAGGTAACCAACTTTGAGGCGGAGGGCTTTGTGGATAATGGAGTAAAGAAATGGAAGCCACGAAAGGATAAGGACACGGGGCGGAGACTACTTGTTAAAACGGGTAGAGGTAGGCAATCGATCCATACTCAGTTAATATCAGCGGAAAAAGTGGTAATTGTGGCAGATGCTCCGTACATGAAATACCACAATGACGGAACTAAAAAGTTACCTCAGCGGAAATTTATGGGTAACAGTAGAACACTTGATAGGCAGAATATTAAAATAGTTGAATCATTCATAAAACTTTAAAATTATGGAACCAATAAGCGCACTTTTCATTTTCGCCTTCGGTGCTTTAATCGGTGCGATCATTACAAACCTAGTCTGGAAAAATAAAAAATGAATCACGCATTTTTCACAGCGTTAAAGAACAGGATTAACACTTACGTTCCAGCGATAAAGACGGTGCGGATGTGGAATGCCCAAACGGATCATAACTTTCAGGCCCCCAAAGATGAACGTCCGATTGCTCTGCCGGCTTGTTTTATCCAGTTTACAGCACTTGAAACCCGTGATCTGAGTTTAGGAATTAAGAATGTAGATGTTTTAATAACCTTCCGGTTCGCTATTGAGCATTATACATTCGAACGGTTATCAGATTTAGACTTTCAAGATTCATTTGATTCCGCCATTCAGATGTTCAGGGGTAACTCTACGGATGCAGTGCAATTTTCATCACTAATCGAAGTAGAAACCGACTTGGATGAGGAATTTGATAACGTCAATCAGCCCTCTATCAGCTATAAAACCACTTGGCGTAAAATATCGGCATACACAAGGGCACTCGATGGCAATCCTATCATTCTGAAGGGATCATACAACTACGGCTCCGGATCATTTTGGCGGATGGATTCCACTTTAAAATTTATGGATAATACTTTAATTACCTTCGACAATGGCTAAACAAACAATATTAAGGGGAACGGTTCAAAATGACGGTACAGGATCATCATTGTATATTGCCTCTGGTATAATAAATTCGAACTTTACCGAATTATACCCCTCCCGTAATGCTCAGGCAGTAAACTATGCCATGACCATTGCAGACACATTGGTAGGGGTTACTTCAACCGGATCGCCACGAACTATAACCCTTCCGCCTCCTGCATCGGTATCCGTTGGGCTTCCTTACATCATCAAAGATGAAGGCGGCGGCGCGGTAACCAACAATATCACCGTTGCCCGAAATGCTGCCGAATCCATCGACGGGGTAGCGGCTAATATTGTGATAAACACGAACTACGGATTTAAAAGACTGTATTCAAACGGCATTAACTGGTTTACAATATAATGGCACGATCACTATCCACCATAATCTTAGAGATACAAACCAACGTCAGGACAAATTCATCCCTGAATGCTTTTAAGTTTGTAAACGACCCGGTTAACTGGCCATCAGACAACGGATCGCAAACCTCTGTATTCAACCTGATTATTTCGACTGTGGCTATTTCTATCTACACCTTTGAAACGATCTTGGACACGGCAAAAGCCGCCATTCAAACGATTGCCAATTCAGCCCCAGCAGGGAACGCTGCATGGCTTAGAAATCAGATTTTAAACTTTCAATATGGGTATTCTATTACTCTTACTAATTATGTGCCTGGTTATTCTGTCATTGACAACACCGCAAAAATCATAACCCAATGCTCTGTTAAAGATGCGGGAAATGGATTGATTAATATCAAGATCGCAACGGGCACAACTCCACCCTATACACCACTTTCAGGACCACAGTTAACAGCACTGCAAAACTATTATAACGGCACATCCTCCACTCAAGGGATAGGATTTGCAGGAGTGAAAGCAACTTTTATTACCTTGAATCCTGATAGGTTATATTTACCAGTGAATGTTTACTACTATGGTCAATATACATCGGCAACGGTTCAAACCAACGTCATATCTGCTATAAACACGTTTTTGCAGACGTTCTCATCAACGGCATTTGATGGCAGGGTTTACATGGACAAACTCCGGGTGGCTATTGAAACGGTTGCAGGTGTTTCCAGATGTTCATTTTTAACAGCTGCTACCGATCCAAACTTAAAAGGCGTTCAAGGCAGGGCACAGACGGCAGCTTTCGGAACTGGAACGGTGATTGATATTCAAGGTTTTTATGATACTGTGGCAGGATATATCATCTCGGAGGATACTGGCGGATTTACTTTAGCTAACACCGTTAACATGATTTTAGAGGTATGAGTTTATATACGACAAACTTTAAGACGCTTGTAACCTATATCCTGCCTCCATTGATGCGCAGTAATAGCC